GGCTTATATAGAATTGGTTTTGAGGCATCCCCTGACGCTATTGTTTCTGTAAAAAGAGACCCTTACCATATTCCCCCTCATACCAGAACCCGTCACACACTTGTCACATTACCCTCAGTCCCCGAACCAGTTTTCCTACGATTCTGAGATTCTGGTATAGGGTAGAATTACAGAATTGCAGAATCCTTGGAATGCTCTATTACGAAGTTTACGAAGTTTAAAAGTTCGTTAAATTCGTTAACTTCGTAACTTCAAGGGGATCAAGGGGGCCAACAAAAAAAGATGATCCCCTTGACCCCTTGGTCACAAAACGCCAAACCCGATGATCCCCTTGACCCCCAAGGGGATCAAGGAATTCCCAAATTCCCACCCTATAAGGGAATCGGGGAATCCTTGGATAATCTGCCTTAAGTATGCTGTCAAGCGCTCAAACAGCAAACCAGCAAGCTTTTGTCACAGTATTCGTTTATGCGGATTAGGTGTTTGACATCATTAGTATTATATGTTTCCATTATATTAAGTTGTGGATAAGTCCATGGTAATATGTTTACAACTTAATAAAACACTATACATAGGAGAAAAGCATATGGCCGAGGTAATGAAAAACAGAATATTGGTTGGTGTAGAGGAGGCGATGGAGGCGTTGTCAATTGGTCGGAGCAAACTGTTGGAGCTTACACACAGTGGGGAGTTGCAGACCATCAAGATTGGCCGACGTAGACTTTATTCACTCGACGGACTGCACGATTGGGTACGGGCAAAAATGGATAATGGATAATGACCCATGGCAAGCTATTATGGACGATATTCTCGAATCCCGTTGGGGTGACTTTTTAGGATATCTCAGGCATTACAGAGGAAAGCGATTTAATTTTGGTGCTCTTTTCCGTGATTGCCAGATTCGTCGCATAGAGGGCGATAAGCTAGTACTCATATTTTCCCACGCTTCGCACCTGGAACGTATGGAAAAAGAACTACAGGATTTTGAAGGTAGGATGTTTATGCAGGAAGCCATCTACAAGGCACTGGGAGGCGATTATAAGCTAGAATTATCCAAAGTATCCGATTATGACCATTTTGCTAGAGCAGCCTTGGCAATGGGTGGTAGGTTTTTGAAAGAGGACGAGCTAGAGCGTATTAAAAGAGAACTCGTAGACGATAGGGAGCGTAACGAACAGAATAGACGGGAGGCACAGAGTAGAATACATAAACTATATATGGGTTCTTGTATAACAGTACTCGCATCCCGTTTCGATGTATCCTCAAGTCAAGGTAAGGCTCAAGCGGCTAAGTTTATATTCCCGATCATTGCGGCTATGGATGATGGTTTTTCGAAAGATATGTGTTTTCGGAAACTGAAATATCTTCTTTTCGAAAAATAGTCCATATGCTAAACCATGAGATTTCCATATGAAAGAAGGAAAATATAATGGATAACGAACAAGCATTACGGACGATCAAAGAACATCTGCGTTCGGACATTCCACCATTTAAAGGCGGAGCAGATATGTCCTTGGAGGGAATTTTAGACGGCATAGTGGATCTGTTCAAAAAATACGTCGTGTTATCGACAGATCAGGTTGTTGTCTTCGCACTCTATGTTGCCCACACATTCACATACAGGGTGTGCGACAACACTCCTTACATGTCAATAAGGTCGCCTGAGATACGGGCTGGCAAGACGACTTTCTTATTCTTGCTGGAGGAACTGGTTTGGCAACCCATGCTAACCGACAACGTATCAACAGCTGCACTCGTTCACTACGTTCAAATGGGACGGACACTTCTTATAGATGAGATCGATACCGTGTTCGGGGCAAAAAGTGACGACAAGGAGACGTTGATCGGTATCATCAATTCGGGCTACAGGCGTAAGGGTGGGTACACCAGAATGGTCGGAACGACAATCAGGACATTCTCTCCAAAGGTGTTTGCAGGGATCGGCACTCTTCCTCCGTCAATTGAAGATCGATCTATCGCCATATGGCTACGCCGAAAAAAGAAGAGTGACCACACTGCGAAATTCAAGGAGCGTACTTATGCTCCTGAGTGCAAGGTCTTCCATGACCAACTGGAGAAGTGGGCACCTGAAGCTATGGATCATCTGCGGAACGCCGTACCCGATTTCCCGAAGGAGTTGAATGACCGACAGGAGGACATCTGGGAGCCATTGTTAAACATCGCAAATATGGCATCAGAGCGTTGGGGAGAGTTAGCGAGGAGAGCGGCTATTAAACTTGGGGGGGGGTAGGGATCAGCCTATGAGATACGAAAGACTTTTCTGTTTGCTGTTTCCACCCTAGGAGGAAAACAGGAAACAGAAACTATGGAACGCTTATAATCCCACGCAACCACACCCTGTGATATACTAGGATTTAGATGGAGGTGTATTTATGCTGGAGGATAGAATACGCAAGACACAAGAACGGTTCTTAGAACAGTACGGTCGTACCAGAACTAAGACCACAGCAGCCAAATATGCTGGGATATCTACCGAGGCGGCAAGGCTGTGGGAAGTTAACGATACGTTGGGGTTTCGTGCCAAGCTAGCCACAGCGTCAGAAGTGTTTACCGATAGGTTGGAGCAGTTTGCCGTAGAGACCGCATTTCAAATGAAGCCTGGCCAATCACCGCTTTTGTTAATAACACTATTGAATGCCAACCTTCCTGAGAAGTATAGGACTGGTATGCTAGAGCGGGACGATACCGTTAAGAACGTGCTGTCTGAGCTTAAGCAGATATCCATGAGGCAGCAGAAAAATAGGAAGGTTCAATCTGAAACCAATCACGTTGAAGAAGCCGAGCGGATTATAAACGAAGTTTAGGCTGGTCAATGACTACCGAAGTAGAGAACGAGTTATCCGAATATATATTTAAGAAGGTGGGCTTTACCCCTACAGAAGGGCAGAAGCCCATTCTGGCGTCTGGAAAGAGGTTCATCCTGACCGCTGGTGGTGACCAGGGCGGCAAGTCTATGCAGGTTAGCGCAGACATGCTGCAGCGGATTATGGAAGACCTAGGTAAGTATGACGATAACGAGCCGCTGCTTTACTGGCTGGTCGGGCCTGACTATTCACAGACCGCAAGAGAGTTCGAATATATATCTGACCACCTGACCGCTATATTCGGGCATAGTGCTGTGTATGCAACCAAAAGAGTTGACCCTGGGTACGTTACCGTGACTATGCCGGGGGAGCGGAAGGCTAAAATACGGATAGAAACCAAGAGCGGAACCGATCCACGTAAGCTAACAAGGGATTCCCCTAACGGACAGATCGGTTGCGAAGCTTCACAATTGGATTTAAATGTCTGGGAGCGCATGAGAAGCCGTGCCGCACATAAGCGGGGGTGGATAATCATGTCAGGGACGTTTGAAGGCAGCCTTGGGTGGTATCCCCAATTGTGGAAAGCCTGGCAGAGCGGGGTTGACGATAGACAGAGCTTTTCATTACCTACCTGGAGTAATACCTTCTTGTACCCAGGCGGTCGGAACGATCCAGAAATACTTAAACTTGAACGGGAATCCAGTGACGCATTCTTCATGGAACGTATCGCTGGTATACCTGTACCGCCTAGAGGACTGGTGTTCGGGGAGTTCAGACCAGATATTCATGTTAAAGACGTCGAATGGGTGATCGGTGAGCCTATCTATTTGTGGGAAGACCCTGGTTACGGATCTCAAAGCGCACATGCGCTGCTTGTAGCCCAGGTTATTAACAACCGAATGCAGGTTTTTGACGAGATATACGTTCAACACCTACTTCAAAAGGAAGTTATACAGCTAGCGATGCAAAGACCGTGGTGGAAAGAAGAAGCTAAGTACCTTGTTTCCGATCCACAATACAAAGATCAACATCATTCCATGACCTCCGTCTCAGAAGTATGGATGGCCGAGACAGGTCTTTATGCATCTGGGGAAAAGATCAGGATTAATGAGGGAACCGAGAGGTTGAAAGGGTTTTTAAAGCCCGATCCCATTATGGGAGTGCCTGGAATTGTATTTAATCCCAAATGTGCAGGGGTTTTGAGTGAATTTGGTGCGTGTCCTAACCCATTTGATGGACAAACGAGAGTTTATCGGTGGAAAACTGACCCAGAAGGCAATATTGTTGGACAAACACCCGAAGATAAGTATAATCATGGGATAAAAGCTGTTATTTATGGTATCGTAGATAGATACGGATACGGTTACGTGGGTAATCGGCAAAAAGTTCTAGTAAAACGGTGGTGATATGGCCAAAATAACCATCGCAGCTATCAGAGACAAGGTGCAACGGCACCGAGATGCCACGATAAGCCTTCGTGAACGGTTTGATGAAGACTACTCAATGGCTCGTCTTGACGAAACCCTGCCTAGCGATCCCGAAAAGCATGAAGGTGAGAACGAAGGGTTCCATATTTATACTTCTAGCGATCCTAAGAACTTTTCTAAGAAGATAATCTCCTGGGCCTCCTCCGCTAACAGGATAATTCAAATTCCAATACACGGGGAGGATAGGCATAAACGGGATATTGATAACCA